ACGATCGTCCCACAATTCAATCATGTGCTGATCCTTCTCGTGGGTGATCGGCAGCGTGTGACCGAACACATCAACAAGCCATTCGTTGATAGCCGCCCGGCATGTTTCAGCATCCGTTTTCCCTGGTGCTACGCGTGCGGTAAAAATGCGCACATCCTTGCCTGAAGTGATCCACGCACCAACGCGATTCACCATGCGTTCGATTGGCGGCCCAATGTGATCAGGCCCGATCCAGCCATGATAGACGGCGAGCGTGCCATCAAGATCAACGCCGATCCAACCCCTGCTATGTCCGCCGTGCGTGTCTGGTGTTTTCATAAATTCGTCATTCGTCATTCTACATTCGTCATTGCCGCGCTACGCGGCCATCTCCACCGGCACACCCTCCACCATCCCCTTGAGCACCTGCTCAGGCTGGGCTTCCTGCTCCCAGGGGGCGTCTGGCTTCTGGCCGGTCTGACCCGTGAACACGTTGTCCTGCTTCTGCACCATCTCCTGCTGAAGGCCTTTGATGTGCTCTTGCAGGCTGGCGTAGGTGGTGGGGTTGGCTTGCAGGCCCTGCACGGTGGCGGGATTGGCCAGCCATTGTTGCAGCACCTTCCAGCGCAGATCCGGGCTGTTGACTCGGCCCGTGATGTATTGACCGGAAGCGATGCTGGCGATGACGTTCTGCTCATCCTTCTCGATCTCCGCAGCAGCGACTTCACCCGGCACAATGATCGTCTCACTGAGCACGGGGTCAAAGATGCGCGTGATCATCTCCACGGCAGCGCCGAAGTCGATGCGACCGCTGCGATCCAGAGCGGCGAGCTTGGTCACATAATCGGCCAGTTCCAGGGCGGTCTTCTGATTGAACGCCATGGAGCTGAACTCGACGTTGATGTCAGCGGTGCCTTCCAGATCCTCCGCCGTGGCTTTGACACTGACCGGACGGCCCGCCACGCGGGACGCCACCACGTTGTCCACATAGGCCTGCACATGCAGCCAGAGCAGGTGAATGATCTCCTCAAAGGACATGATGGCGCTTTCCCCCAAGTCCTCAAGATACACCCGGCGGCTGTCGGGATCGACTTCCTTGCCGCGAACAAAAAGGCTGTTCACGTCCTGGCGGATCATCTCCATGGCTTTCAGCGCGCCCAGATCCACGCCCGGCACCTCCAGGAAGCGGGAACTGGTGCCGCTGGTGCCGGTGTTCCGGGAACGCGGCAGCTCCGAGCCTGGGGCGATCCGGCTGCCGTCGCCCATCGCCCGTTCATAGGGTGGGAAACTGCACAGCTCCGCCATGGCCACGGTTCCGTCTTTGATCTTCTTCAAGCCGAGCTGCTCGGTGAGCACGATCTCAGGAATGCCGCGTGACTGGATCATCAGCGCCGCTGGCTCGCGTGCCTCCGCCACAAACGGCAGCTCGGCCACCTCACAGCACTCGTGCTTGCCCAGCAGCTCCGGCACATGCGGATGCACCAGCGTCTCGTAGCAGGCCGGAATGCCCGCCTTGTTCACCGCCTGCCGATACACAGTGAGGATCTGAAACATGGGCGCGTTCTGGTTCTGCTGCCGGTCGTAACTCAGGCCGATGCCCACGCCATTGAGCAGCCAGTCCGGCTGGTTCATGCTGCCAGACATGAGTTCACTCATGCCTTTGTTCGGCTGCTGAAGCACGGCCTCCAGCCAGGCGGCGCTGCACCCTTCCTGCTCACAGCGGATGCGCAGGTCCACCTCACTCAGCCATTCTGCCTCAAACCACCACGAGCACTTGCCCTCCGGTCCCAGGTCCATGCTATGCCCGCAGTTCACCCACGGGATGCGCGCCTTGATCACCGGCGTGCCGCCGGTGCCGCGTGCGGCGTAGTAGGTGGCGGTGCCGGTCTTGGCCAGCGGCGTGATGATGCGCAGCGCCTCTTCCTTCAGCAGGGTGGGGTCCATCTTCATGAGGAGCTGCATGGCCTCCCACTTGCGCTCCTTGGCGTTCAGCAGTTCCTCCACTTCCACGGCGGCGCTGTCCGCCAGTTGCTGCTGCCATTCCACCGGCAGTTCACCATTCATCTCAGGAGCCTGCGCGTTCATCTGCGCGGTCTTCTCCTCCATCAGAAACATCAGCAGCCGCTCGCGTGTGATCTCGATGGGCTTCAGGCGCTTCACGTCACGCCAGTCGATCTTCATCACCCCGTAGCCGATCTCCTCCACGCAGGTCATGAACAACTTCAGGTTCGTCTTCAGACTCCGCTTCACCTGGTTGCGGTAAAATTTCAGCACGTCGTTCCAGGTCTTCGCCTTGCCGCTGTCCTCGATCTCGTTCTGCGGCCCGATCTGCACATTGCCCGCCCGGATCGCCGCCATGCGCGTGCGCACATGGTCCGTCACGATTTCCTCCGCCAGTGGCACGCGGGTGTCGATGGCCAGATCCCAGGGAAAGGCGTCCACCCCATGCTTCATGCCGTCATCCGCCTGCACGCCCTCCTTCAGGCAGCGCCGGGTCATGTGCGCGCGGGCGATCTTGTCAAAGGCTCCGAGCTGCTGGGCGGTCTCCACCGCGTCCTTCACTTCGCGGATGATGTCTTTGGCGGCCGGCATCTGCCGGGGTCCGAGTTTGGCGATTCGATCAGGCGAGTTCATGATGTGGCTTTGGCTGGTGCGGGGGTTTCCCGCATAGGTTCGAGCAGCTCCTCCACGCGATGCCTGTCGTAAGCCGCCCATTTGCGTCCCTGAAAATGACGGCGAGGCAGCAGCGGGTCATCACCCCCAATCCAAAGATTCAGGGTGTATTTGCCATCGGACCCGAGGCAGGATTCAATCATGCGCTTGACATCTCCGTATGTCAACCAGCGCTTGTTCGGCGTGTGTGGTGGGGTGCTCATAGTCTTTGGGTGGTGGTTCAAGAAAATCCCCGGCCAGTCCTGCCCCGCGGGGTGCTGTCCACATACTGCTCCAGCCACGTCATGCCGTAGCGCAGCACATCCGGCGCTTCCTTGGCCGCCTGATCATCGGTGGGCGGTGAATCCTTCCCGTCCGGGATGGCGTAGGTTTTGACGCCGAAGATCGTGTTCACGCAGGTGTCCACCACCAGCAGGCCGGGCAGGCCGCCGATGTCATCCACCAGCGCGTCCTGGATGCGCTCGATGCCGTCGCGCGCACTGCGGCCTTCATACGCCTCCCACTGATGCGCATGCTCCTGCTCCGCCAGCACATCATGCACCTTGCGGATCGTGGTCGCCCCGCGGGTCACGCTGCCCAGCCAGTTCTTGTCACCGATGAACGCGCTCGGCTTGGCAAACTCACCCTCCAGCGTCAGATCCTCGATCACCGCGCCGGGCTGCCCGCTCTCACTGACTTGGTGCCACTCCAGCTTTTGCGTGATCGTGTCGCCGGTGAAGGCTCCGCCGCTGGCGGCGAAATCCTGGAGCACGTCCGCCAGCATGGACCAGATCAGGTGCGTGTAGTCACGATACGTCCATCCGATCTTGGTCCGCGCGATCTTGCCTTTCTTGCCGTTCACTTTCACGCCTTCATCATCTGGCAGCGCCCATGGGCCGGGGTCGATCTCCTTCACCTCGCCGCCGGGCTGTCTGATCCACATCTTCACACCGGGGCAGGGCCATTCCTTCAGCACCCAGTAGCGGTTGCTGCGGTCCCACATGACGATGTGGATGAACCACGGCTTGCTGTCCGCACCATCCGCCACCACCATGATCGTGCCGTGGCGCGGCACATCCTTCCAGCTAACCACATGCTTGGCAGCGGAGAAATGCGAGAACAGCACCTCATCACTGCGCCCCACCTGCCCATACAGCACCTTGCGGATTTCCTCCTCGGGTGCCTCGCGATACATCTTGCTCAGTGCCGGATAGGAAAACACCGCCTTGTTCTGGCTCGTGTGCAGAAAGCCCACCAGGCACAGCGGGTCCGCTGGAAAGCCGATGACGGGCACGCGCGGGTCCGTGCAGCCCGGCTTGTCCACCAGCTCCGGGGCCACGCGCATGTATTCCTCGGGGAACTCCGCCCCGGTCAGCAGACTGGCGGCCATGCTGTTCCAGCCGTCTTTCGGCGTGTAGCTGTTCAGGATCACCCCGAGCATGAGCTGCCCCAGCTCATAGGGCGTGGGCCGCTCAAACTCCGGCGTGCCTGCCTTCTTCAGCTTGGCGTAAAGCTGCACCATCAGCTCCCGGTGCCAGCGCTGCCGCGTCGGCACACAGCCGGAGGTGGCGCGCTCTCTCAGCGTCTTCATCAGCGCGGGGTTCTTGCCCTCATCCAGCCAGGCCAGGGTCAGCTCGATCCCCTGCATGACGTGCGTGTCTTCATCCTCGACCTGCGTTTCCGCGCCAAACTCACATTCACCACCGCTCTCGAACTGCTCCCCCGTCTCGATCTCCACCACCTGGAATTGCAGAAAGCGGTCATCCGTGAATTTGCCGCCGGAGAATTTTAGCTTGGTGTCAGGCGTGGATTTGATCGCCCCCTTCTCGCTGCCCGTCGTGTCCGACGGCATGAAGAACTTCATCGGCCGCTGTTGCAGCTTTGGGCTCTTGTCCATCTTCGTGCAGGCCGCAAAAATGCCGCTACCCTTGCGCTCCTGTCCGCGCTTTTTCACCCGGAAGTAAAGCCAGTGACACACTGACAGCATGGCAAACAGCCAGCTTTTCCCGGAGCGGATGCCGCCGCTGAGCCAGAGCACCAGCGGATCACCCGGATTCTCCACCCGTTTGCGGCACAGCTCCCGCAGGATCAGCCAGATGTCATCCGCCACAAAGCCCTTGGTCAGCGGCTTGTCACCCATCAGCGCCAGATCCCGCTCACGCTCCGCCAGGATGCGCCGCGCCGCCAGCAGCAGCCCGCGCTCGTCCGCCGGTCGCGACTCATCGCCCTCGATCTCCACCTCTGCCGCCACCAGCAGGTCTTCCAGCGTGTAAGGCGGCAGCAGATCCGACTCCGTTTGCCGCGTCCACAATTCCTCATTCGCAAAATCCTCCAGGATGATTTCACGATCAATGTCGATGTCTTCGATGTCAGGCATGTTTCCGGTTTTGGGGTGGCTATGTGGAAAGTTGTTCGGGATATTCCCTGTTCGGCTCACGAATGGAGTCCTTGAGTAGCTTGAGCGTGCAAACGTCACCGTCTGCCAAGTGTGCATTTTGCCTCAGCGTGACTTCAATGGCATCCTTGAGCCTCAGTCTTTCGACATTCTCTTTCATACACAGTTCGCGCCAGTAGGTCACTTGATCGCGCAAAGGGCGGCGACGAAGCCGAACAATGGCACTGCTGCCAACCTTCGGGGCGGGTGTAGTCGTTTCTGGATTCATTGTTTTTTGGCCGCCCCTTCGGTCGGCAGAGTTGGTTCGTTCGCGAAAAGCAGTCGCACACTTGGCACTCCTTGCCCTCATGCCCAGCGGCTACGAGGTTCAGGTGCCAGATCAGGCGGCGGATTGCATCTCGGTCGCTTTTGAGTTTCGGGCGGTAGTCGAGTGTCCGGAATGCTGCCTTGCCTCCCGTGTCGAGGTTGCGCGTGTGGACTCGCACGCGGCCATCCTCGTAGAGCGTCAGCCATTGGTCAGGGTTCGTGGCAGCGCACGAAATCGCCGAACCTGACGATGGAGAGGAACGCTTCGGGCGGCGGAGTTTTGGAGTGGTTTTCATTGTCTTTTTTCGCCCTTCGCGTCCCTCATCTCATCGTGCCCCGCCTTGAGCACGCGCAGGGTTTGCCGTGCGAGGTGTTCAGAGAAGGCAGGCGGTATTGCCTCCACGAGTTCAGCGCGATTCGTCCAGTCTATCCCCATCGCTTCACGCGCCATCGTCATCGGCGCGCAGTTGCCGGCCACGCTGATGAGTGTTCCGGGTTTCCAGTGTCCGGCCTTGCTCGTCGGCGTTTCGTGCTTTGGATGCGGCGGCACAGTCAGCGGCACGTTGCTCTCGAAGATTCGATGCCGATAGGTTGCCAGCCCGAACATTGCACCGCAGAGCATCACCGGATTTTCGAGCGGCGCACCGACCACGTTTTCGATTATCCACGGGCCGCCCCACGCTTTCAGTTTTGCGCGAGTCGCGGCGATGAGGCTCGGATATTTGTCGCGCAGTCCTTCGCGGCAGCCACTCATGCGGCTGTGATTCTGACACGGCGGAGACGCCCACACGAAGTCATAGCCGGACAGGTCAGCTTCGAGCGCATCGCCCTGGACGAACGCGAACGGATAGTTTGGCTGGTTCACGATGTCCACGCCGGTCACGTTGTAGCCAGCGCGGTGCAGTCCCATGCCTGCACCGCCAGCGCAGCAGAATAGGTCGAGCGCACGGTAAAGGCGGGGAACCAGTCCTTGCAGAGAACCCGGCCTTCGCGTCGTGGGTGAAATCGTGGCGTTCATTTGGCCGGGTCTCTGAAGTCTGTTCTGCCCTCTTGCGAGAGCGATGCGGTAATTCATTTCGAGCGCCATCCAGACGTGAGCCGGAATGTTGAGCGCGTGTTCAAGCTCCAGCGCTGTGTGCTCGGTGATTCTCGCCTTTGCGTGGATGATCTCGTTGATCGTCTTGATCGGCCTGCCCATCGTTTCAGCCAGCAGCGTTTGCGAGATGCCTTTCGCCTTGAGAGTCTCGCGCAGGGTGTCCCCTGGTGGCGTAGCGTAAGGCAGAACCACGGCACGGCTGCCAACCTTCGGGGCGGGTGTCGTTTTTCGTGTTTTCATGAGTCAGTTGCCGCCCCTTCGGTCGGCAGAGTTGGGTCGTTCTGTGAACTCAGCCACTCGTGGCCGGCATCTTGTGCGGCTGTCCACTTTCGGCGGGCTTCCATCATCGCTTCGTGCGTGCAGTAGGCGTCCATTTCTTCGCGTGCGACTTCCTCGTCGCCCCATTCCCTCTCTACTTCGCGGCGGATCGCCATGAGATCGTGCGGGTATGGATTCGCCAGCAGAGCGGCCACTATTTCCGCAGCCGTCGCCTGACGCTGGTCGTTAGCGCCAAGAAGTGCGCGCCATTGGTTGATTGTGATTCCGTGACTCGCGTCGTTTATTCCGTGGTAGCTCAGGTAGATTGAGCCGTCGTTTCGTTGGTCGAATCGTAGGATACACTCACCCGGCCAGTTTTCGGGGATTCCTTTTGCGACAGCCACAAAAGGCGCTAACAAGGCGTGCGAGGCAACGCCGGTAACGTCTGTCTTGGATTCGGTGCTCATTTTCGGCGTGCCTCCACTTGATCGTCCAGTTTGATTTCCTCATTTTGCGAAAGCGGCTGCACGAGCACCGCCTCCTGCGCCCCGGCCCGTCGCTCCGCCAGCCTCCGGCCCATCTCCTCACGGCGGCGCTGCGTCTCTGTGTCCACCGTGATGCTGTGCTCGTGCTTGACGATGACCACCGCCGCGCCGCCCTGAGCGTTGAGCGTGTCGCGGCTCAGCTTCATCGCCATCGCCGCCGCGCCGAGCAGATCCGCCTTCGTCGCCTTGTCTCCCAGTTCGGAAACCTTGTCGATCATCTCCGCCTCCAGCAGCTCCAGCTTCAGCTTCTTCAGATCGCGGAATTTCGTGATGCCCAGGCGCGGATCATTCTGGATCATCACCCCGATGAGCCGCCGCATGGACTTCTCAGTGATGCCCTGCGTCCCGTCCGCGTTCTTGCGCAGCGGCGCATAGTCGTGGGCCAGCCTGGACACATTCAATTCCAAGCCCAGGATGCACTCCAGCACCGTTTCATAAGTCTCCGGGTCAATCCGCTGCCAGTCCTCATTCGTCCGCCGCCGCCCCGGCACCGACACAGTCGGCACCTCCAGCCCCAGCTCCGTCGTCACCACGCGCGCACCCTCCGGCATTGGCAGCGGCTCCGTCGTCATTGGGGGTTCTTCAGGGCTCATGATTCAGAGTTTTGTAGTTCCGCCTTCAGGCGGTCTGGGTGATCGGGCCGGAGAATAAAATGGGGCGTTCTTTCATGCGTGTTGTTGGTTAGGGGTAATGAGTTAATCGCCAAAGACCGATTCGGTTTCCATCCGTGCGGCGCTGACATGCTTGCTGGCAGGCTGCTTTCTCGGTTTCGCGGTGTAAGTGCCCATCTGCCAGTCCCGGCTGTCACTGCTGTTGAGCTTGGGCATCCGCGTGCTGAAGCGGGTCAGTTCCTTCACATAGCGCACTTGCAGCTCTGGCGTCGGCCCGCGCCGGTTCTTGCGGACAAACAGCATGGCTTTCTCCTCGTAGTCCTGGCGCGCAAATCCGCCTTCATCTTCAGCATACTTCAGGCCGTCGCTCCACAGTTGCGGGCTGCGATCCCGGCGCGGCTCGATCTGGTCACGCCACGCTTTTTGTTTGTCTTCAGTGAGCCGGTGCCACTTGGCGTATTCATCCTCACGGTGCAGAAACAGCACATGATCGGCATACTGCTCGATGGCGGCGCTGCCGGCCAGGTCCGCCAGCACGGGCGGTTTGCCCGGATTCTTGTCCGAATCACGATTCATCTGCACCAGCAGGAAGATGCCCAGATGATGCTCCTTCTTCAAAAATTGCAGAGTCTCCATGACTTCCACCAGCCGCATCCTTTCATCTCCCTGAACCTTCGGGTTCACGGACTTCACCAGATGCAGATGATCCACCATGATCCAGCGGATGCTGTGCCGCCGCTTGGCCAGTTGCACCTGTGCGCGCAGATCCGCCGTGCTCACCGCCGCGCTGGCACAGACCAGCAGTGGAGCTTGCTGGAGCTTGCGTGACTGCACGCTGATTGCCGCGTGATCTTCACGGGAAAAGTGGCCGGTGATCGCCTTGCTGGTGTCCACGCCCGCCGGGCCAAGCACGAGCCGGGTGTAAAGTTGGTTGGCTGACATTTCGATGCTGAAGATCAGCCCAGGGCATCCCATCTCCACCGCCAGATGATTGGCGATGGTGCCCGCCATCGCCGTCTTGCCCATGGCCGGGCGGCCTGCGATGACGCAGATTTCCCCCTCAGCATCATCAATGCCGTGCAAAGTCTGATCAACTTCGTGGATGCCGGTCGTGAGTCCGAGCACTTTCCCGCGATTGTCGATGGTCCGCTGCAAGTGATCAACCCAGTTCGCCACGCCGTCCTTGGCGGTCATGGCACCCTCGCGGCTCTCCCCCAAAGACTGCGCCGCCTCAACCAGGGAGAACAGGCGCGACTCGGCGGCCGTGATCATTTCCACCACATTGCCGTCATCCTGTTCCCCCGCGTTTTGCGCGCCATCGGTGATCAGCGCCGCCGCATGGATGAGCCTGCGCAGCAGCCATTTGTCCATGACGATCTTCAGGTAATGCACGAAGTGGCTCGGGCCGGGCACGAACGTGAATATCTCCGTGATCGCCGCCGGTCCGCCGCAGCGTTCCAGCAGGCCTTTGTCACGCAGATGGTTCGTCAGCAGCACCGGGTCCAGAGGCTTGTTGTCGTCTGCCAACTCCAATAGACCACTGTAAATCGTGCGGTTCGCCTCATGGTAAAAACCATCCGGCGGCAGCTTGTTGCGTGCCTCTGTCATGCGGCCTTCAGGATCTTGAAGCAGGCTGGAAATCACGCCTTTCTCTGCCTCATCCGAGAACGGCAGCGCTTTGTTGATCGAAGCCAGCAGCTCCTCCGCCGTGGCCTGCTCGTGGCGCTTCCTGCCGAATGGATTTTGTGGGGCTTGCTCGCTCATGGCTGCGACCCCCCTTCATTTTTTTTCAGCCAAGCACGCACCTGGGCCTGATCCGCTGGCAGCATGGTTTCCCACGCCGCGCTGTATCGCTCCCAGTCATCCCCCCAGAGCGCCTGCATGGCGCGCTCCCAGCCTTCCGGGGCATCCGTTCCTCGAACGGCGGGTGCAGCTTCAAAACCCGCGCCCCCTTCTTTTTTTTGCGGGCCGAATCCTGGGCTTGAGCCGATGGCTTTGGGAAACTTCGCTTCACGTCGGCACCAGCGGAGACAATCGGGTTTCCAGTCCGTGATCGGGATCTGAAGGCCGCCGCTGACACGCTCCCAGCCGGCTGAACTGCGCTCATCAAACCAATCCCGGACCCAGGCGTCATTGATCACCAGCATTTCCGCGTTGCCTTTGGAGTATCCTGCTGCCCAGGTCAGGGCTTCTTCCAGCGAAGCAGGAGCACCCGCAGGGATCGGGCGCGCGCCACTCCCTTCCATTCCCTTCCCTGATCCCTGTTCCATTCCATTCCATTCCTCACGGGACACCTCCCATATATCTCCGGGAGGTGTCCCGGAGGATTCCGGGAATCGCGTCAAACCCTTGATTTTACTTGGTCTGGGCTTGTTCACCTGCTGATGTCGCGCAAAATTGATGACCATTCCCACGATCCGCTCTTGAGTATCGTTTCCGAGCCGGATAAACCCCACGTTGGAAAGCTCCTGTAAGGCTCCCGGAATGCTCCGGGAATCATCCAAGAAGGGGAAAAGACTGCCCCGAATGAGCGCGGGAGATGCGAGAAAATAGCCCTCGTCATCCGCCCAGTTCAGCAGGGCAATGGCCAGCAGACGGGTAAATTCAGGAAGCCTGGAAAGTCCCTCATGCTGCCAAAATTCAGGTTTGATCGTTCGGATACGCATTACAAGGAAGGGGTTGGGGTAGAAAATGAATCTGCCGCCTCATCAACCTGAAGAAGCACATCCCTTCGGACGTCAGGCGAGGCGGCAGTCACCCGCGTAGGTGCTGGTGATTTGGGGCGCTTGGGCGCTTTCGATTCAAAGGCCAGACAGAAATCACGCACCGCCGTCTGCGTGTCTGCCCGCAGGCTGTGGCTCGGCTCCAGTTGCGCGAAGTAGTGCTTCACCTGGCGCAGCACACTGTAGGCATTCACCAGCAGTTCCTCTTCAGGCGTGCATTCAATCGGCTTCGATTCAGGTGTCGTGGCGATCATAGAAATGCCTTCTCTCTGCGGTTGCCAATGCTGATCGGAGCCCGTTTTTTCCCCGACGTCAGCCGTTCAAACTCCTCCTCCGTGATCTCCTCCACCGGCCCCAGCGTCCGGCAGTCAGCCTGATTCCCCGCCTTGCTGCGGATGTAGCAAGGAGCCTTCGCCCGCCAGGCCTTCAGCACCGGCTGCCCCTGAAAGTTCGTGTAAGTGATGCGGTAGCATTTGAGAGCAGCACTCATGGTTTCAGCACCTCCTCTTCGAAAGGATCATTGGCCGCCAGCCGCTTCCCATCCCGTGCCTGAGCCGGAACAACTACCGGCACAGGTGGCAGAAACTCCGCCCGATTGATCCCCGCCGTGAACTCCAGCAGATGCACACTCGCCTCATCCAGCTCCACGCTGTCCACCTTCCCGCGCAGATCCCGCACCAGATCCCGCATGATGCCCGCCAGCTCGCGCAGCCGCTTGCAGTTTGCCTTGGCTTGCACATCGATCATGGCTCACCCCCTTCTTCCAAGTCGGTGGCCGTGTAGTTGGAGCGGAACTCACGAAACGAGATCAGCCCGCGCTTCCAAAGGAACCAGTTGCAGCACTTCAGCACCAGACTGTCGCCCGGCACATCCCGCCACGTCTTGCCACGCCAGGAACCATCCGCATCCAGCGCCCGCACACACGCCGCCGGCAGCCGGTAGATGCGCTGCCGCCGCCCCTCTTTTTTTCGATGGCACAGATTCAGGCCATTCAGTTCGCTTTTCGCAATCATTAGATTGCCCTCCCTTTCATCAAAGCCGCCAGTGCGTGGGCCTCGGCCAGTTTCGGCGGGACGGCATTGCCAATCTGCTTATGGATCATCTCCTCAGTGCGGCCCCTGAACTGGTAGCTGTCCGGGAAGCTTTGAGCCCGGGCGTTCTCCCGCCATCTCAGCATCCGGTAGCCGATGTCGAGGATGCCTTCACCGCCGCCTTCGAGCGGCACAGCGAGACCAAAGCGCGGCTTGCAAGTGACCGTGTTCAAAGGCTCGTCACAGCTCGCGTAAGTGCCAGTGCCGTAGTACTCAATCAGCGTCGGTTGCATGAGTCCGATCGCGCCGCTACAGGAAACCGTCGGCACGGGCTCTGTCACGGGCCTTGTGCGGCCAGCGCTCTGCTGGGGGATCAGGCATGGCGTGATGAGCATGGAATGTTTCCCACTCGTCGTCACCGCACCCAAAGGACGATCCACATCACTGTGACCGGCGGTGCCTCGCAGAGTGACGAGGAAGGGTGTCACGAGGGCCGTTTCGCCAGTGCAGGTGGTGATCGTGTTGAGCGGCTCATTGAGACTGCGGATACGGTCACTGGTGTGGCTGACATTGGACAAGAAAGCCTGAATGCCCTGCGCTCTGAGCCCGGCCTCGATACGGCGGAGGGTGTTCGGT